ATCTACAGCTTCTTTATCTACAGCTTCTTTATCTACAGCTTCTGCATTGTCTGGGTCTAGGTCTAAATTGTAATTACGTCGACCAACTGCTGTGTCAAGTTTAAATAAATCACTATCTGCATTTACTACTTCTGCATTTGTTGTTTCAATCGGTTTAGGAAACATACCAGCCCTGCTTTTGCCTTCGTCTGATTCAATCCAATCTGGTATATCATTTTGTTTTATATTACCTGGTATAGAGTAACGTGTATATGTGCCATCCTTATTTTGTATATCATATATTGTATCATCTTGACCTGGCACATCATTAGTTAATCCTGGACTGTAATCACGTTGACCAGAGTATGGTATTCCAGCCTTAGCATCAAAAATATCACGAACGTTATTTTCTGTATTATATATTATATCATCTTGACGTGGCTTATTGCTAGCAACATTATTTTGACGTGTTCTGTTACTTCCAATTGCGTATGGATTTTGCCCAACGTCTTTTTCTTGGTTTTCACGTCTAGCTACTGCTAAATTTTCTTCACGTTGTTTTTGTTCTTGCACTCTTTTTTTATATCCAAGTGCATACTTTGCTCTACCTTTGTAGTAATCATTTCTCATCATGTCCTTGGCGCTAAACACTGGCTCGTTAGAGTTATTTGTTAAGTCTACATTTATTCTGCCTTGATTATTTGGGTTAAACAATGGGTTTGCTATAGCACCCTGATTGTTACTTGGTATTGTTTGTGCTTTGCTAAATCCTCTTGCGCGTTGCAAATCATCTAAAGTAATATTTGCACCTGGTGTTTCAAAATTTCCCATTACAGGTAACAACTGATTTCTTACATTTGGGTCTTGTAAATTAATTTTACTTCCACGCTCTATACCAGTTTTGTCGTAAATATTGTCTATATATGCATTTACAGGATTATTATCATCTTTAGGCGCAAATCTATTTACCATGCCCTCAATTGTGTTTATGTTATGCAATTTACCATAATTGTTCAATACTTTATCAGCTGCGCGTATACCACTTATTCTATCATCAAATTGTGCGTAACCCGAATCATCTTGCCCTGTTTGCCCTTGCCAATTATTACCTTTATTATATCGTATATTTAACAAATTATTATTTCTTTGCCCACGATACGGTAGTCCTGTATTTGGATTTATTAATATATTTGCTAACAGTGCATTTTGCTGTGAGTTTCTCATGTTATTCTCTTTTGTTTACAGTCTGTTGTAATTACCAAATCCAGTGTCAACTCTAGGTACTGATGGTGCTGACGGTTTACTAAATAATCCACCTAATATACCAGCACCTACACCGCCTGATGGCATACTAGCTAATCCTAACAGACCTTGCCCAATCATACCACCGATGCCGCTACCACCACTTGTTGTACGTGTGCTTGTACTGTCTTGTAAGTTTGGTGTTAATTGACCTAATTGTATCTGATAATCAGCGCGTCTATATCTATCATTTATTCCTGCTAAATAATCGTCATATGCAGCTTGTAGTCTTTGCTGTTCAATTTCTCTATCAGCAGCACCTAATCCAGATTCTATTTGCATTGCCCTCATATCAGCGTCAGATAATTGACCAGCCATTTGTGCTAGTTGCCCAGCGCTACGTGCCCTCATGTCTGCACCGCGTAATCCAGCAGATTGATTGTATTGGTCTGCCATAAGCTGTCTTTGTGCATCTGCTTGCACTCTACTTGCAGCATCCTCATAACCTTGTTGCCTTAATTGTGCTGCAGTTTTTGCTGCTATTTCAGCAAAATTACGTGTATTTTCAGCTTGTTGTATTGCCTGTCTAGAACCGCCAAATGCAGATGCTCTGGATGCTTGTGCATCAATATTTTCAGCACTAGCCATTTCTTTGCGCTCTATATCACTTAATGCATTGCCAATGACGTTTTCCATGTATGGGTTCATGTATCCGCTGATGTCAGCATCAGTAAAGTTTTGTGATTGTATTTGGTCAGGCGTGTATTGTGCGCCCTGCTGTGCCATTGACAAGCCTTGTTCAACAAAGCCTCGGTTACTTACATTGTTTCCTAAGTAATTAGCTACAGCATCACGTTCACCTTGCGTTATATCTACAACGCGCTCACCTGTATATGGCGCAAATTCTTGCCCTGTCAGCTCATTAACATTACGTGTAGCACTATCAAGCATTTGCCTTGAGTATGGGTCAAACGTAACATCTTTTTTATCTTCAACTTTTTTCTTGCCGCCCATTACAGCCTCCATATTAAGGTTTTGCCATGCTCAACAAAACCAAGTTTTTTTAATAATCTGTTCCAACCTTTGCGATGGTCAAATGTCATTATAAAATCACCGCCTAAGTCTTTTACGTGTTTTTTTGCAGCATCTACTAAAAGATAAAAGTCTTTTAAGTCACCACCATATAGCCAAACATTTAATCCAACAGTGCCATCAGACTTTTTAGCTACTTGCGTTATTGCAGCGCTCTTATTAGCAGGCCAATATTGTGCCTCACTATTTGCAACAGCTTTTTTTACGTCATCATACGTGTGTTTATGCCCTGAACGCGCTAATGCGTTTATAATTTGTTGTTTATGGTTATCTATGTTTACAATGCTGTCCAAGACAATACTCCAGAGTTATCAATACTTGCACTATAACGTGTGCCGTTAGGGCTAGTAAGTATTAATCTATTAGTTGCGTTTATATTTATATCTTCATTAATCTTACGTGTTTGCGTCATTTCATATGTAATATTACGACGTGTTTCTGTTTCATTTACTGCATCGTATGCTGGCATTGCATCAGGTAGCCTCATCGTTTGCTCCCTGGTTTAACTTCAATACGCGGCACACCGAGTCTCCAATTAGTTGACTCTGCGCCTATTGCCTTAACAAGCATCTGTCTGCCATGTACTCTTATTGGTACAGGTTGCCTAGTTGCTGTATATGGCCCAAAACTACGCTCTGTGCCGTTAGGATACATTTTGGTTTTAAATGTCATGCTCACATCGCCCTGTGCGCTTTCATCAGGGTATAAAAACGTAAGATTAGAACTATTTTCACCCGAACCTAGCTCAACAGGCCCATGCTCAATAAAACTAACATCGCCATTGTGGTCATAACCAAATTCATGGTCATATATCTTGCCAGTAGCATCTACAGCTATTGGATATGGTAATGGCGCTTTGTCTGTCGCACATAATCGCGATAAACTGCCTTTATTCCAATGTCCTTCTCTGTAGTCATAAACCACATATTTGTCATTTTCAGTGCTATCAGCACTAGGGTAAAACCACCAAACCTCACCAAATGACGCATTGTGCCAAGCAGTAACTTTACTAATTTGTGCCCTGTTAATATCTTTAAATACTGCATCATGCACATCGCATTTTATAGGTTGGCTGTAACCTGTATAAACATAAAAGTTTTCATGTGACATCCAATATGCTGCGCCATCAGCCGTAGTTACAGCACCAGCAGATACTAAACCGCCACCAGCATTATCTTGTGGAAATCCGTACACTAATGGCGGGCCTAAATATACAACGCGCCATACGTCTTTGTCTGTAAATATAAGACTGCCACCTTTGACATTTACAGCATTTAATATTGTACCAGCTGTTTGCAAGCTAAAGTTACCAGCTTGGTTGTTAGCTGCGGCTGTCCATTGGTTTCTATCTTCTTGGTCTGACCATGCAACATCTCTTGGCACTCCTGCTGCACCAAGGCACATTACAATACGTTCTGGTGTTACTAATACTGCTCTATTACTTATAGGCGCATTTGTAACTTGCGTAGCATCAACATTTACATCTACATTCCATTCGTACAACTTACCATCATCAGGCAATACACCTAGTAATATTTGCCCAAAAGTGTCTAATGACCATACACTTGCTGGATTTATAGTATTAGTTACAGCAGGGTTGCTAACCCCATATGGCCCACGACCATATAAACCTGTACCATAACCAGCACCTGTATCTGCATCTGCTCTACCTGTAGTCAATCCAGAAGGCGTAATATCTGTTACAGCACCTCCTACAGTCATAGCGTACAAGTTACTGTTGGTACCTATAGCGGCAAATATTTGATTACTGTTATCACGCCAAGATATAACACGTCTTGCTTTACCGCTTACAGTTGTAGTTGTTCTTTGCCTCCAGCCACCCATTGGCCCCAATGCACCAAATTGCCAGCGCACGAGGTTAGCATCAAAGTTACGGCCTTTGGACTGATACTCTGTGCCGTTGGTGTATACACCTGGTGGTATGTTTAATGGTACTAACATTAACTAAAACTCACTGTAACTGTATCTGTATAAATTACATTACTATCGGCATCTGTTACACGACATCTGTATACAGCATTGCCTACCTGTAATGCATAGTTGTAACTAAATCTTGTGGCATATTGTGTGCCTGTTTGTGGATAAATATTTGTGCTACTAACAGTGCCAGATACATATTGCCATAAATATGTATACGGCGCTTTACCACCCGTAACTGTTACTTGTGCATATCCGTTATTTGGACTGCTTGTTTGCCCTACATAACCGCCCAAGGGGTCACTGTAAATTGAATTACCATATAATTGTGTAGGCGTTATTGTAGCTTCAAATGCAGTAGAAATAACTTCCCATGCACTACCATTCCATCTTTTGACACCACTATTAGGTTCCACCCACGCACTACCGTTGTAATACTTAGCTGTTACCTCTGCAAATGCAGTGCCGTTATACGTTTTTATTGCCATTATGTACTTGTATCAAACCAAATGTCATCTGTTAATGGACTGCTAGGTGCTGATGTGCCTACAGTTATTGTTCTGCCATTACCGCTTGCGTGTGCTACTTTGCTATCTAATGCAGCTTGTAAACCTGTTGTTTTTGCTATTGTAAATGTACTATCGGCTACTGTTGCTAATGTTGTAGCTAAAGAAAAGTTACCAGTGCCATCAAATGCTACGCTTCCTGTTACTGCGCCTGTCAATGTTACTGTTCTGGCAGTAGACCATTTATCTGCTGACGTTGCATTGCCTGTCACAGCGCCTGTTACGTTGCCTGTTACGTTACCTGTAACATTGCCTGTTAAATTACCAACAAATGTCGGCCCAGTAACAGTGCCTGTAAATGTAGGATTAGCTATTGGTGCTTTACTGTTAGCTAAGTTTTCATTAGTTTTTACTTGTGCATCAATCGCTATTTGCGTGTTGTTTAAGTCACCGCCCCATGTATCCTGTGCAGTACCTGGTGTATTATATGTCCAGCCATAGTTAGTTGTTGTAGGCATATCAATAGTATCCTGCTGTTGCGTTAATCATCTGTGGTTTTGTTCCTGACATTCTGCGCTTGTCTTGGTCATTTAATGCCTTTACAGCATCTTCAAATAATGCACTCCACACAGGCAATCTAGAGTCATCATTAAGAAATGGTGCAGCGTGTAATAATGTTCCATATAAGTATATTTGTGGTGATTTACTTAGTAACCAATTTGTATCTACATCATTTACTAAAGGCGTTACTTCAGCCAAATATCTCATAATACCTATAGTAGCATCTGGTGGAAATGGGTAAAATAATAGTTTAGTGCCTTGTATAGAATAAAACCTAGGTATACCTGAGTCAGCGCCTATGCCATCCAATGAGTTATGCGGTACGTATTGCAATGGATATTCAGAGTTTTTCATCTGTATATTACGCATCTCTAAAAAGTTTGTGGGCAATGTTGTTTGCCCTACATTAATAGTAAACTCAGTGTATTCTTCCATCTCAGATACATTGACTTTGCGGTTAACGCTTTCTTCATTCATTTTAATAAAATTAGGTATTTGTGCAGTCAAATCATCACGATTTAACGTGTCATTTATAACTGTTTTTAACTCGCCTAGATTTGCAAATGCCATAACTACACCTTAAACTGCGCCACTCGCAATGCTTGAAATTCATTACTATTTAATTTTTCTACAACACGAGGCCAATGGTCTTGATTAAATACATCAATGCCTTCTGTTGCTTTCCAATGCTGTATAAGCCCTAATGGTATTGTGCCAACCTTTACCAAGTCAGCCTTGCCCAATGTACCTTTAGCATCATATTGTTGTCTTTTATTATCATCTAATATTTTAGTGACATCTTGTTCTGTTTTTACATACATTTCATCTGTTGCACTATCTA